CGACTTCAAGGCCCTGCAGCCCGAGCACATCAAGAAGGGCTGGATAAGGATAACGATGCAGAAGACCGGGCAGCCCGTGGCCATACCCTACACCCGCCTGTTCGAGGGCCGCGCCCAGCAGATGCTCGACCGCTACGACGGCGACATACGCCGCATGAACAGCCACCTGCCCACCAACAGCCAGGTAAACTCCACCCTGCGCGACCTACTCAGGAAGGCGTGCCTGAACCTGGACTTTCGCGTGACATTCCACACATCACGCCATACCTTCGCCTCGCTGCTACTGGAGGAGGGCGTGCCCGTGACCACCGTACAGCGGATGCTGGGCCATACGAAGGTGCAGACCACACAGATATACGCCGAGGTGACTGAGCGCACCATCGAGAAAGACGTGCGCCGTCTGGCAGGTAAACCCAGAACGCATAGACGCGGGAAAGGTAGATGTAATTGACAACGAATAATTGATAATTTAAAATTCTACGATTATGGAAGAAAAGAACAAGTTTGAGCACATGACAGTGAAGGAAGAGAATGGCGGTCGCCTGATGCGACTGACCGCCGACGAAGGGTACATCCTCCGCAGTAAGAACGGCCGCAAGCGTCACGAGGTGCTGACCGACCCGAAGCGTGCCGAGGGTTGGAAGGCTGTTGAGGACAAATAAAACATATCGCGTATATGGGCTACTCATCAGGTATGCTGAAGCACCGCGTGACAATCAAGAATAAGGTTACGGCGAGTGCGTTTGGCGAAACCACCGGATATGCCGATGCAGGAACGGTGTGGGCTGACGTGACATTCTCGAAGGGCTTGAAGTCGCTCCGCGAGGGTGCGCTGGATGCTTATGATACGGTCATCATCCGTATGCGCTACAATAACATCGTGAGCCGCGACAGCCACCTTGTGCATGACGGACGGGAGTACCAGATACAATCGTTCCACCGCGACTATCAGGAGAACATCATTCAGATCACTGCACAGGAAATAGTGAAGTAATAACTAAACCCAGAAGATATGAGAAAGAAGACAGTAGCAATTATTCATTTTAACACGCCGGAGCTGACGATGGCAGCTATTGGCTCACTGCTGAAGAATGGCGGTGGACCGTTCCGTGTGGTGGTGTTCGACAACAGCGACCAGCGACCATTCGAGGGCGCGACGAACGTGCAAGTGTTTGACAACACGAAAGGGCAGATTATCGACTTCGACGCAGAGCTGGAGAAGTACCCAGAGAGAGACAGGAGCATTGGTTGTGCCAAGGGCTGCGAGTTTGGCAGCGTGAAGCACATGATGACCGTTCAGAAACTTTGGGAGCTGTTGCCACAAGGCTTCGTGTTAATGGAGAGCGACGTGCTGATCAAGAAGAACATCGACGAGTTTTTCCGCGAGGAGTACAGCGTCTATGGCTATTGCCAGAAGGCGCAGCCGAGTAACCCATTCCACATCGGGCGCATGTTGCCCATGCTGTGCTGGATGAACGTGCCGATGCTGACCCGCGAAGGTGCCAAGTATTTCGACCCGACGAGGACTTACGGACTGTTGCCTGGTGGCAGACAGAACCGAAATAACTGGTACGACACGGGGGCCGTTCTGCTCGAAGACATCCTGACGAAGCGGCCAAGGCTGAAGGGCTACCACCGCGACATCCGCGAGTTCGTGGAGCACTACGGCAGCGGATCATGGTCAAAGAACGACCTCAGTCAGCAGATGGCGTGGTTGGAACAGCACAAGAATCTGTTGCCGAAGGCTGACGATAACGTGAGGTTGCCGCTGCGTACCAAGGTGGCTATCTGTGCCATCGGCAGGCTGGAGAACCGCTACGCCGTGGAATGGGTGGAGCACTACAACGCGCTGGGCGTTGACAAGATATTCATCTACGACAACAACCGCGTGGAGGATGGTGAGTTGTTCCAGGACGTTTTGCAGCCGTACATCGAGGCGGGCTTTGTAGAAATAACCTACTTCGAAGGCTTGCAGCGCGACGCTTACGAGAAGTGCTACCGCGACCATTCCGACGAATACGACTGGATAGGATTCTTCGACTTCGACGAGTTGGTGGACTTCGCCAACGTGCGGATGACCATCCCCGTGTGCATTGACCAATACAATGCCGACGTGGTGTGTCTGAACTGGCAGGTGATGACCGACAACGGACTGACGCACTACGACCCTCGACCGATGAAAGAACGCTTCACGGAAGGAACGGGCGAGGACTTCGGCATCAACCACCATGTGAAGTCGTTCGTGCGTGGTGGCTTGGAGGGCGTGACGTTCTGCGACCCGCATATCCCGACTACTCCCGAACTGGTGTGCGTGAACGTGCTTGGCGAACGGATTGAGCAGAAGGCCGTACAGCCGAAGGTGATTCACGGCGTGGCGCGTTTGCTCCATTTCAACACGAAGACCGCCGAGGAATGGCTGGAGAAGGTGAGCCGTGGATGGGTGGACGTGACGGGACTTTCCTACAAGCAGCGCAAGGAGCACGCCATCGAGTATTTCTTCGGCATCAACGAGCGCACGGCGGAAAAGGAAGCGATACTTGGTGTGGCGAAAACGCCACAGGATTGCACGGAGAAAGCCGACGGTAAACCCAAGACGCAAAAACGCAAGGTAAGTAAAAAGCAGAAATAGATATGGAATTATTCGGAAGTAATCTATTTGGATTTGGCCGCAAGCAGCGCGAGGCGACACCGGCACCCGTAGGTGGTGCGCCTGGCGTGCCCGACTCGACCATGCCCAAGGGCGACAAAGTGATTGGCGGCTCGTACCAGGAGCGCATCGTTTATGCCCGCGACCCGATTACGGCTCTCACGGTGTCGGCTGTCTATCGTGCCGTCGAACTGCGAGCCAAGACCATCGGCGTGATGCCCGTGCAGTATCGCAAGAAGGACTTCGAGAAGGGTAACTTCACGCTGGATATGCGCGGACTGGGCAAGCGCATCAACTATCTGCTACAGCAGGAGCCTAACCCCATCATGACGGCGGCAAGCATGTGGGAGTTGATCACCATCAACCGACTGATGACGGGCAACGGTTTTGTTTATATCGAGCGCGACGAGTTCGACTTCCCCAAGTATCTGTGGCTGGTGAAGTCGGGTGCATACAATCTCGCCGAGGGCAACTACGTGAGCCTGAAGTATCTGACCGACCACGGCTACGAGACGAAGCCGAATGTGCCGGCAAAGGACGTGTTGCACTTCCCGAACACATTCCGCTACGTGAACGGCGTGTGGGGCAAATCGACACTTGACTTTGCGCTGGAGACGCTGACGCTGAACAAGACGCTCCGAGCCCAAGCACTGGAGACAGCCGGCAAGGGCGGTCGCGTGAAGCTCATCCTGAGCGAGGGCGGCGAGAGCGGCAGTGTGGCCCCGATTGCCAGTGGACGCTTCGACCCCGACCAGGTGAAGGAGATGGCCAAGCAGGTGAACAAGGAAATCTACGAGCAGGATGTCATCGCCATTCAGAACCTCACCCACGTCAACCAAATCAGCATGACGCAGGCCGAGATGCAGGCCGTGGAGCAAAGCGGACTGACACTCGACGACGTGGCACGCTTCTGGGCGACACCGCGACCGCTGCTGATGCTCGACACCAACAGCCACTACACCAGCTATGGCGACGCAACGATGGAGTATCTGACGCGCACCATCATCCCCGACGCCAAGGATATGGAGAAGGAGCTGTTCCGCAAGCTCATCGGCTTCGACGGCTACGGTGTGCGCGACATTCACGTGTGCGAAAAGCCGCTGATGACGATGGACCCGACGGCCAAGGCCAAGTACTACGAGAGCATGCTCCGCACGGGCATCATGACCGTGAACGAAATGCGCCGCGAGGAGGACATGCCGAGCGTGGGCGAAAAGGGCGACATCCCATACGTGCTCACCAACCTGGCAGAACTGGGTAGTGCAAAGTTGCGCGACGTGGCAGGTGGCGGAAGACCCACCACTCAGGAACCGCAACAGCCTACACCGCCAAAGGAGGGCGAAAAAGGCAACGAACCGCCAGCAGACGAAAAATAAACTGTTACCAAACAACTCGGCAACTGTTACCTAAC